GCAACAAGTGCTTTGCGTTAATTATTGGATGCTGGAACCCTTTCCAACCTGCCTGCGGGCTTTAAGGCCAAAGGTGCGCGGATCGCTGACGATGATAAACCGATTCAGCCGGGCGAATGGCGCGACATTGACGCGGGCGGCGCGGAATTGAGCAGCAGTTTGCTGCCGTTGCCCTATAAAGAGCCCAGCCAGACGCTGTTTGCGCTCTTAGGCTTTACCGTTGACGCCGGACGTCGCCTTGCCAGCATCGCAGACATGCAGGTGGGTGACTCTAACCAGCAGGCGGCAGTGGGCACCACTCTTGCACTGCTTGAGCGTGGCTCGATGGTGATGAGCGCCATCCATAAGCGCCTGTACTACGCACAGACGCAAGAGTTTGAGATGCTCTTCCGAGGGTTTGGTCAGTACTTGCCCCCCGAGTACCCCTACGATGTCCCGGGAGCGTCTCGTTTAGTTAAGCAATCTGACTTTGACAACAAGGTATCTGTTTTGCCTGTTGCTGACCCGAATATCTTCTCGGCAGCGCAGCGTATTACCTTGGCGCAGACCCAGCTGCAGCTCGCGCAAAGCGCACCGAACATGCACAACATGTACGAAGCGTACTACCGGGTTTACCAATCGATGAACGTGCGCGACATCGACGGTATCCTCAAGACCCAGACTAATCAGATGCCAAAAGATCCAGCAAGCGAGAACATCGATGCGATCGACGGCAAGCAGCTCAAGGCATTTGCTGGACAACAGCACGATTCGCACATTGCCTCGCACTTAATCATGGGGCTCTCGCCCTTGGTGCAGAGCAACCCACTGGCGGCGGTAGAGCTGCAAAAACACGTCATGGAGCACGTTAAGCTCAAAGCAGAAGAGGATGCCGAGGCCGAGATCTTCCGTCAGTACGGCAGCGATCCGGATCGCTTGGTCTCCGACATGCAGCGTGAGGCGATGATCTCGCTCAATGTTGCCCAGTACATGATGGACGTTAAGGCGATGCAGGCTACGCTCTCTGGCGAGGGCGGACAAGGTGCACCTGATCCAATTGTTGCACTTAAGGAGCAGGAGCTTCAGCAGCGCGCGGCCAAGGATCAAGCCGAAATACAGCTCAAGCAAGAGGGATTGAAGAACGAGCAAATGCGCATCCAAGAGAGCGCGCAGGCCAACGACGAGCGAATTGCGTCGCAGGAAAGAATCGCTCAGGGGCGCTTTGAAGTTGCCCGCGAGCGCATAACGACGCCCAGACCTGCGCCAACAACACCAACAGGAGGCAGATAATGCCGCTCAAAAAAGGTAAAAGCCGCAAGGTTATCAGTGAGAATATAGGTGAGACGATGAGATCGTATGAAGATAAGGGCACGATCGGCACGTCTCGCCCCAAGAGCAAGGCCGCTGCGAATAAACAAGCGGTTGCAATAGCCCTGTCTGAGGCAGGTAAATCACGGAAAATGAAGGAAGGGGGGATTGTAAAACCGAGAATAGTTAAGAAAAAAGATGGTAACAGAGACGTAAAGATTTACTAAGGAACTGCATTAACGCCTTTCAGACGGTGGCGATTACCTTCTGCTTACATGGAAATGACCATGCTTACTTTTGCTGAAAAAGTTTTAAAAGAAATGAGGAAGATAGAACACGACACGCAGCAGCTTGTGCTGGGCGGGAGTGTCAGCGATATGGAGCGGTATCGGTATCTGATGGGGCGTTTAGAAGGTATTCGGCTTTCAGAAAGTATTGTGAAAAGCGAACTTGATAAGCACTCAGAGGACTAACCTATGCAACCAAAGCTGACTGCTCTAGAACAGAAATGGGCAGACGAAAAGGCCAACCAAAAACCCTCGCTGAACGATGCCTATACCGATGATGGCAAGGTTCCTGACAGCGGGCTCGCACAAAGCGTCATGGACTTGATACCGCAACCGACCGGGTGGCGCCTTGCGCTGCTTCCGTATCGGGGTGCCGGCACGTCAAAAGGCGGTATTGTGCTGACCAAAGAAACAACTGAACGCACTCAACTAGCAACCAACGTGGGCTACGTGCTCAAGCTTGGACCACTCGCCTACGCGGACGAAAGCAAGTTCCCCGACGGCGCATGGTGCAAACCCGGTGACTGGGTGGTGTTTGGTCGTTACGCGGGCTCTCGCATTCAGATTGAGGGCGGTGAGATTCGCCTTCTGAACGATGACGAGATTTTGGGAATTGTGTCCGATCCTGCAAGCATTTTGCACAAGTGAAGAGGAAATTATGATGGTTAATTCAGACGAAAAGTTAGAATTTGATATTGGAGAAAACGAGGAGGCGGCTACGGTCACCCTCTCGGAAGACCCCGAGGGCAAGACCACCAGTACCGTGGAAAGCGGTCCGAACGCGGAGGAGCTGGATCAGTACTCCGACAAGGTCAAAAAGAGGATTGACAAGCTTACTGCGCGCCTACGTGAGACGGAGCGCCGCGAGCAAGCTGTAACTGAATATGCAAAAAGCGTACAAGCTGAAAACGAAAAGCTGCAGAGGCAGTATGAGCAGACAGCCGTTGCGCGCGTGGGCGAGGCCAAGGGACGGGTTGATACGCAGATCACTGCGCTAAAAAACGTCATCCGCCGTGCTCGCGAGGAAGGTGACATTGACACCGAGACCGAGGCGCAGCAGCGACTGACCCAAGCCATTATGGAGCAGCAGCAGCTTGTGGGCCATGAGGCGCAGGTTCGCCGCATACAACAGCAGCAGGTGCAGGCACCTGCGCAGCAGCAGGCTCCCGTACAACAGCCGCCCAGAAGAACGGACGTGCGTGCAGAGGAGTGGGCAGAGAAGAACCCGTGGTTTGGCTCGGACGTGGTGATGACCAACACGGTTCGTGGCATTCATGTGGAGCTTGTTAAAAACGAAGGATTTGACCCGCAGTCAGATGAGTACTATGATGAGATAGATCGCAGAATGCAGGACCTCTTTCCAAAGAAGTTCGCTGAGTCTGCGCCCCAACAAAACAGAAGCAGCCGACCCGTGCAAACCGTTGCCTCTGCGACCCGATCTTCGGGACTAAACAATTCAGCACGCCGTAGTATCAAGCTCAGCCCTAGTGAAGTTGCGATGGCAAAGAAACTAGGAGTACCGCTTGAAAAATACGCCCAATACGTGAAAAGGTAAATACCATGAGCGAAAACGACATCGTTGTACCAAAGTTAAATCGCAGCGCCCGAGGCACTGAATCTCGAGAAACCACTGCGCGTCGCAAGCCTTGGGCACCTCCATCACGACTCGATGCTCCTCCCGCCCCAGACGGTTACAAGCACCGCTGGATTAGACGAGAAGCTGGTGGGGTCGATGACAGAATGAATATTTCATCAAAAATGAGAGAAGGCTATGAGTTAGTACGCGCCGACGAATACCCTGAATATGCAGGGCAGGGCTTGGATGACGGACGACACGCTGGCGTGATCTCGGTTGGTGACGTTGTTCTGGCACGTATCCCAGAGGAAACCGCAGACGAGCGACGGGCGTTTTATAAAAGCCGTACACACGATCAAATCAAGGCTTCAGATAACGACCTGATGAAGAGTAACGCGCACTCAAGTATGCGCATCTCTGCACCAGAGCGGCAGTCAAAAGTAAGCGTCGGCGGATCTCGATCCTCCGAATAACCTATTTTTAAGGAATTTTCACTATGGCAAACGTAGACAAAGCATTTGGCCTGCGCCCGCTTGGTAATTTGTCCGCCACTGGAGCTCAGAAGCAGTTTGCTTATGAGATCGCAGACAACCAGTCTGGCGCCATTTATCAAGGGGATCTGGTCACACTCTCTGGCGGTTATGTCGTAAAGTACGATTCAGCGCTGCACACAGCGGCACTTGGCGTATTCAACGGCTGTAACTACATTGATCCAACAACCGGCAAGCCCACTTGGAAGAACTACTATCCGGGATCCGTTAACATCACTGCCGGCGTTATTAGCGCAGAAGTGGTAGACGACCCCAGTCAGCTGTTCTTGATTCAAGCAGACGAAGACGTTGTGCAGGCAGATATCGGTTTAAATGCCAACATCGCCTACACTGCTGGCAGCAGCACTACTGGGCTGTCTGCAACCGAGCTTGACTCATCTACCATTGCAAACACTGCAGGTCTGGTGTTGAAGGTCGTGGGCTTCTACAACGCACCCAACAACATACGTGCTACAAATCACGTTGATGTTGTGGTTAAAATCAACACTCACCTGTATGGCAGCACTGGTGTTGCCAATACAGCGCCGTAATAGGAGCTAACACATGGCTATTTCTCGTTCC